CGCAGGTCATTGACTACCTGGTTGACGAACTGCGGGAGCTGGTTGATCTCGAGGCAGATGCGACCCTTGCGCTCGTTCTCGCGCGTGTCCTTGTCCCACTGCTCGCCCGGGACGAAGGTGAACTTCTTGTCCTTTACCGCCTCGTCGCGGTTGTCCTTGTCGCGCGTGAGCCAGTCGTCGTACCGCTCGCACGCACGCTTGAGGATCTCCTCGGCTTCGGCGCCGGTCGGGACCTCGAGCTCTTCCGATTGAGCCTGCGGCAGGACGTCGGCTTCGGGCTCGCCCTCCGCGCGCTCCTCGCGCGGGTCGTCCTCGGGCAGTCGCGTGTAATTGCCGTCGAGCGTGACCGACAGCAGGTTGCCCGCCATCAGCCCCACACCCCGCCGGCAGCCACACGCGCGGCCGGGCGCTTCGCCTTCGGCTTCGGCGCTTCCTTCACCGTGAGCGCCATCTCACCGAACGCATCCGCGCCGTGCGACGCCCAGTCGTGCAGAGGTTGGGCCGACAGTTGGCCGAGCTTGTCCACCCATTCCCTCCGATAGTTGGAAAGCGCGTCGATGCCGTCCGCGCAGTTGCCCGCATCGAAGTAGCAGCGCGGGAAGATCATCCGCGCCGCGTTGATGCGGTCCTCGACGTTCACTGCGGGAGCGATGCCCACCTCGCCGGTAAGCTGCTCACGCGCCATTTCCTCGATGCTGCGGCCAGTGCCCAGCGCCTTCGCGCGCGCGTCGTGCGGCAGCCAGTGCTTGCCGAACCGATACTTGGTCCGCGTCAGCACGTCGACGTAGTGTGCGAACGCCTGCCCGTTCGCCTCGTAGTAGCGAATGCAGCGGATCTCCGCGCCCAGCACCTGCACGAACCAGATCGCCGTCGCGTCGCCGCCCTTGCCCGCCCCGCCGATGTCCCACCACGTCTGCACCTGGATCGCGGGGTCGTACGGCAAGTTGCGCACGCGCCCGTCCGCCTTCGCGTCCGAGAGCTCGCCCGCGTAGATGGCGCCGACGACCGGCTGGTCGAAGGAGCACATGTACTCCTGGTCGAACATCTGGATGCCGACCGCCGCGCCGTACTCGCGCATCAGCTCGCGCTTCTCCTGCTCGAGCTGCTCGGGCGTGAACACGTCCGTCTGCTTCGCAGTGAGCACCTGCGTGAACCACGCCGGGTCGCCGCGCGCGCCTTCCAGCATGCGGTGCGCGTGGTTCTTGCCGCGCGGCGTCGTGTTGAACACGATCCAGCCGCCGTTCTCCTGCAGGATCGGGCGCAGGTACGCCCACGCCGCGGGCTTCGCTAGCGCCCACTCGGAGGCCACGATGCCCACCGGCGGCGAGCCGACGAGGCTGTTGTAGTTGTCGCTGCCGACGACCTGCCAGGTCGACCCGCAGCGGAACTTGATGAACATCTCCTGCGATCGCGTGGCGTCGCGAATCGCCTCCGGGAACGCCTCGTCGATCCGGCGCATGCCGGTCTTCGGGTTCACCGCCTCCCAGATGGCCTTGCGGCCCTGCGCCTGCTCGGGGAGCATGTACCAGTACGCGCCGACGCGCTCGTGCGCGGCGATCGCGGTCCTATGCAGGCAAACATCGTCCTTCCCGGAGCGACGGTGCCACACGGCCAGCGCACGCTTGCCGCCCTGCTCGAGGTAGTCCCAGAGGGGACGCTGGTACTGCCGCGGTGTCCAGCCGTTAGCTGGCAGCCTTACCCTGCTCACCCGCGAACCGCACGACCTCGACCGTTACGCCGCCAGAGTGCTCGTGCTCGACCTTGTCGCCGTACTTCTTCGGCAGGAGTTTGGCGAGAATCCACTTCCTCGCGTCGATCTGCAGACGCGAGCGGTCGACCATGTCGCCCTTCTCTTTGAAGGTGCCGTCCTTCGTTTCCTTGACCTTCACGCCGATGCGCGACTCGTCCGCGATGCGGATGATCTCGTCGGCGTGACGCTCGATGCCGGTGGCCTTGGCAGCGACGACCGCCTCTCGGTACTCCGCGTGCGCGGCCATCCAGCGGTAGTGCGTCTTCTCGTCGGGCGCCCACGCCTGGCGACACACCGCGGCGACGGATTCACCCGCCGCGAGCTCGGCGCAGATGCGCGCGGTGATCTCGCCCGAGTAGTGAACCTCCGCGCCCTTCGTGCGCTTCGCTGCGGCCACGCTAGATCTCGTAGCGCGCGAGATTCGCCGCCGGCAGCGGGAACCGCGCGCCGGCCGTGAGGTTGAAGTTCGTCACGCGCGCCTCGCTGACCGCGCGCTGCAGCGCGGCCGCCTTGCGCATGATCTCGGCCCACGCGGCCGGCACGAACGAGACGCGCGCGGACACGAAGGCGTCCCAGTTGCGCTCGCTCACCGCCGGCCCTTCGCGCGATCGGCGCGCCGCCGCGCGAGCCGGAGCGCGTTGCGCATGCGCTCGCCCATCGGCTGCACGAGCGCGTCGATCCGACGCCCGTACATGCGGGCGACCGCCGTGGCGAGGGGCCGCGGCCGGAAGATGAACGAGGGGACGCCGTTGACGTCCGCCGCCTCGAACGAGAGCAGGGAGTTCGCCATCGCGCCTACTTGCAGCCACGCCCTTTGCCGCCGCCCTTCTTGCCGCTCTTCTTCGCCACCGCCGCGCTCCGTGAGGTGAAAACGAAAAGCCCCGGAGCTTGCGCCGCCGGGGCTTCTGACCGGATTCCGCCGACGCCGCGACCCCCTGTCAAGGTCGCAGCATCACGCGAAATCGCGGAGGATCGAGTTGTGCGAGCGATCATCGCACATGCTCCACGTGGAACGCAATACCCCTACGCGTACGCCACCTCGCCCATCAGGCTCACCGGCATGTCGAGCGCGAACGCCGCCGCGCGCGCAGCTCGTCCGCGCCGAATCACCGCCGGCCGGTCGATCACCTCGGCCAGCAGCGCGCGCGCCATGCGCAGGCTCGCCTGGTAGTCGCCGCCACGCCGGCGCGGGTTGCCCAGCCCGCTCGCCTGCTTCGCCGTGCGCAGCGTCTTCTCGGGCTCCCACTGCCGCACGTAGTGGCCCTTCAGCACCACGTGGTGGAAGATCTCGACCGCGCCCACCGCGAGCTCGACCGCCTGCGCATCCGCCATGTCGACGCCGGCCGGCGCGCTCGGCGCGGACCCGATGTGCACGCCGCGCGTGCTGGTTTCGTCCGATGCGTCCCAGTGCCAGGCATTGCCGTAGCCGCGCCGCGTCGACCACACGCCGCGCTGCGTGAGGTTGCTGCGCAGGCGCGAGCGCCACGCCTCGCCCCAGTTGTCGAGCCGCAGCTCGAGAGTTGCTATCGGCACCGTCCACTCCTCCCGGATCGCCAGCATCAGGCCGCCGTGCGCACGCGTACCGCTGGCGCCTTCCAGGCGTCGTCATTCGCCGCCGCCTCGCCCGCGCGCGCTTTGCGCAAACGTGCTGCGCGGCCCTTGTCGAGCGGCCGCGCGCCGTAGTGGTACGCGCCGCACTCGTTGCAGTGGTAGGCGTTGAACGGCTCCTCGTGCCGCCGGCGCGCCTTCTTGGCGTGGTTGCGGGCAGCAGCGAACGTGGGGAAGCGGACCTTGCCGGCGCAGCTCGAGGTCATGGCAATGGCCCCTTGCACAACCCACCGGCTGCACACACCGGCTGCACACACCGACCCCCTACTACGTAGAGGGGTCGTTTGTGCATGTGTCGTTTGTGCGTTTGTGCGTCGTTTGTGCGTCGTTTGTGCATGTCGTTTGTGCACCCTCAGACGATGACGAGGCCGTACTTAGGGTTTCGGTTGGCGTACTGCCCGACGCGCTCGACACGCAACGCGCCGTCCTTCATGAGCTCCCGCATGGAACGTTCGATTTCGGAGACGTGCAGGCTCTCGTGCAGCGCATAGGAGATGAGTATCTTTGGCAAGTAATTCGCCGTTGAGTGCGAATGATTGCCAAAGACACCCATTTCTTTGAGCTTACGAACGCCGTCCAGTACGACTTGCTTTGCCTTTCTGTTCTTGATGCCAGCGATCAATGGGCTGCCGCTGAGCCCGTCGACGTCCGGCTGCAGGACGCCGTCGAGGTAGTTGAGGCGCACGCAGTCGAGCGCCGAGTAGTTGGCCTTGCGCTTGGCGAGGTAGCGCACGGACGAATCCTGTTCGCCGTCGTCGTCCTTGGCGTCGGGCGGCTTGCGCGAGAGGAAGAGACGCGAGCGCACCGCGTTCTCCCACGCCGTGCTGCCGCTGAACTCGCTGTCGCCGCCCTTGGACGGGTGGCCGGCGAGGACGCCGGCGCAGTCCGCGCGCAGGCAGATCCCGGTCAGCAGGTTCATGAATAGCGTGACCTGGTGGCGGTCGTTTTCGTTGCCGCCGTACAGGTGCGCGATGTTGTCGAGGAAGAAGGCCGACACCTCGAGGTCGTTGATCTGCTCCCACAGGCGCACCGCGTGCTTGGTCGGTTTCAACTGGTTGCCGACGAGTTCGACCAGCGTGCATTCGTGCCCGGCCAGCGCCTCGATGTGCAGCTTGTTGGCGAAGAGCCCGATCGGGACATCGCACCACTGCGCGATCGCGAACTGGCGCCGCGCGAGCTCGTCGGCGTCGTCCTCCGCGCACCACTGCAGCACCGCGCCGCCCTCGACCTTGCCCAGGAAGTCCTGCGCGAGCACGACCTTGGACCCGAGCTGCTGCATGACGAGCGTCTTGCCGAGCCCGCCGCGGCCGAACAGGACGGTCATGGTGCCAATCGGCAGCCAATGCTCGATCGTCCACCGGCGCGGCTTGGGCGGGTTGGCGGCGACCGCCAGCCAGTCGATGCTGGTGCGCACCGCCGGCGCCTCGACGTCCGCGGGCTTCGCCAGGAGGCGGGAGAGGTCGACCTCGGGCACGCCGACGGCATGCCGGAACTCGTCGTCGGTGCGCTGCGCGCAGTGCGCGTGCAGACAGTGGAAGTGCCCGTTGGCGTAGCCGTTGGTGTGGGGCAGGAAGTAGACCGTGTCCGACTTCCCGCTGCCGCTCGTGTGCTCGCTCTCGAACGGGCAACGGATGCTGCTGCGGCCGTCCGGCCAGTCGCGTTTGATGGCGCCGGCGCTCTTGAGGTGCTGGTAGATCGGGTCGTTTGTGCGCGCTTGTGCAAGCTGGTCGAGTCGGTTGTGCGGCCGCTCGGCCTGGTCGTTCTGCAGCCATTCCTGCAGCGTGCGCAAGATGTGGGCAGGCAGCGGCACGACGTCGTCGCCGCACAACGTGCGCCCGGTGACGGTGACGAAGCCCGTCTCGCCGAAGCACTCGACGTTCATGCCGCCAGGCTTGATGCGCTTGATGGACGGCAGGTTGCCCGCGGCGATCATGCGGATCCCGCGGCCGGACGGGCTGATCTCGGCGTAGGTGCCGGCCTCGTGGATGAGGTCGAGGACGTCGGACGCGATGACGCCATCGCCGTCGATGACGTTGTCGAAGTCCCACGAGTTGATCCCGCAGCCAGGCACGTGCGCGAAGCCGATGCCCGACCACGGGCCGGTGCGCAGCGCCTGCAGCACCTGCTCGAACGTGGCGAGCTGCGCGACGTCCTCCGGCGTGCCCTGCACGCCCCTGCGGCGCTGACCGCTGCCGGCGTAGTACGGCACCTTGAGCGGTTTCTTGCCGGCCTGCTCCGCGGCCTCGAACCGCCACAGCACCCAGTAAGGGAGCGCCTTGAGGCGGGCGGGCACGGCGAGCCGGAATCGCTCGATCGCGCCGTCGATGGTGTCGTCCATCGGGGAGGCCATCACGCGGCGAGCTCCCCAATCCGCACCGTGCACTCCTCCTCCGCCCCCGGCCGCACCACGCGTTCCACGTGCAACACGTCGATCTGGCTGTCGTCGTGGTACGCGCCGCCGTGCGTGCACGCGTCGAACACCGCCTTGAGCCGGTTGTCGATGTCCGCGCGCCGGCGGTTGGCGAAGTACAGCGTCACGCTCATCTCGAGCCGTCCTGCGAAGGCGTCGCGGTTCGCGGCGCGCACGATCTCGGCGGTGTGCGCGCGAAATTGGCGCTGCTCGCTGGTCAGGAACTTCTGCCCGGTGCGCGCGGTGCCGTAGAGAACGTTCACGGACGGCGGAAGGGGCAGGACGAGGATAAGGTGGCCGGCTGCCGCAGAAGGCGCGAAGGGGAGCGCGCCCGCGGCGTTGCCCGCGCCGCTGGTGGGAGCGGCAGCCGGCCGTTGATCGGTATCGACGACTTGCGCGCCGCGCTGCCAGCGCGTCGTACGCGCCGGCTGCTCGCGCCACTGCTCCTCGCTCATGCGCAGGCCCTTGGGCATCAGAGATACTCGCCGCTCATGTTCGGCACCAAGGGAAGCTGCTGCAGTGGACGGCCCCCACTCTCCCGCCACTTCCGCTCAAGCATGGCGAGCGCGCCGACGCGAGTGCGATCAGGAGACGCCCCGCCGTCGTGTGTCACGTCCACGCACCACTGCGTAATCCCGTCGAAGATGTCTAGGCGCTCTACGATCACGTCACGCGCAATGTCGTACTGCCTTGTGGCGCGAATGAGGCCTGCCATCGACGGCGCGGCCGACAGGTCGATGCCGGCAAACTCTCGCGGCACGATCCGCATGAGCGAATCGGCGCGGACGATCGCCGGGGCCGCAGCGAGCGCGAGGATGCTGCCGAGGAAGCCTCTCCTGTTCATCGGTACATGAACCCGCGGGCCTTGGCGTCTGCGCCAAGCGTCGTCAGGTGCATTTCCGCCCGCGCGAGCAGTTGACTCCGCGCGCCCTCGTTCATCGTCCGCCCATCGAAGCCCAGCACGCGCTTGCGCAGCCCCTCGCAGTAGCCCCGCAGCGCCTTCGCCTTGAGCCCGGCGGCAAGGCCGTTCACGAAGTCGATCTCGTTGTCGAGGTTGTGGCCGACGTGCTGGGGCGGGCGTGGTTTCATAAGGGGAAACCCGATGCGGGCCTAATCGGCCCGAATCGCCCCTTCACCGTCTGCGACCGTTGAGGCAGCGTGTCCCCAGGCGTGACGACGAAGGACCAGGCAGATGTACTCGGACAACTTGCGGCAATCGCGGTCAGCCATCCGGCGCAGCTCGAGCTCCAAAGGTTCGGAGAGCCACACCTTGATGCACTCGGTTTTCTTTTCGTCTGCCATGTGCGCCTCCCCAGCGCGGAAATGGGCAATGCGGGCTATGCGGCTTGCTTCGTGCGGCTGTCGTAGTACCGGGCAATCTTCTGTGCGGTGTCGATGCGGGGATTCGGCGTCTCGCCCGAGGCGATGCGCGATACCTGCATCCGCGAAAGGCCGGTGGCACGCGCTACGGCGCCCCATCCACCTTCGTCGGCGCGCAGCCGGGCAAGCGTTTTCGTCCAGTCCATGCGCCATTCTCCGACACAAACTTGTGCCTCGTCAAGCGCGGCATGTGGTCACAGACTTGTCTGTGCCCCCGTCCGAGAATGGGCGGCCATGCCTGAGAGCAAGACCAAGGGGGGCCGGACGTGAAGGAGATCGTCGGCGCGAACGTGCGCGGCCAGATGATCACGACCACCTGCCAGTAGCCCGCTCGTAGCCGTCCGTTGGCCCGCCCTCCCCCGGCGGGCTTTTTCTTGTGCCCACCGCACAAATTTGTGTTGACATGTCACACAAGTTTGTGCGACGATGCGTCATCGGCACTGCGAACGCGGGCCGCCAGCAGTACCCCGGCGAGGGCCGCCCCGGATGGGGCAAGCGCAAGGCCCTGTAGTGCAGCGGCGAATCCTCGGAAAGGCCGCACGGATGCGCAACGAGGGATCAACGAAACAGGGGATGCGAACGATGAGCTACGGATACCCGGACGGTTGCACGCAAGCGATGCACGACCGCGCGTTCAACCCGACGCACGACGACAACGACCGCCAGAACGCGGCGGAAGAACTCGCGGAAGGCGACTTCG